AGTTAGAGGATGAAATGGAATCCGTTGAAGTAATTAATCAGCGGCTGCTTGATCAATTTGGACGGTTTGAAGATGGCCGTCCAAATTGGCGAGTAGTTTGGTCTGATGATCAATTAGAGAAACGATTCGTTACTCACACGAAGGAAGGATTTGAACTTCCTAGTCCTGTAGCAGCTGAAGTTAGAAAGTATAGTTATATAGTAGCTCGATATGTGCTAGAGAAGATAGTTCCAGTACCACAGATTGATGGAAATGAATTAACAACTAAGACTAGTTATGAACCTATCTGGACATTTGAAGATAGTCATGGTAATGCACTTCCACCAATTTATGATGCTATCTCATTACTAATTCGTACAGTGAATGAGAATTTATATCGTGCAGGAAGAAATATTCCTTATAAAACTCCTGAAGGAATGGGAAATACGGCTGAAGAACAGAAGATGCGAGCTGATAAGTTATATCAAGAACTATATGGAAATGAGACTAGTGTTAGTGATGCATTATCGTTAGATACAGCAGTAGGTTATGGAACTCGTCAACGTAAGGATTGGACACATTAAAATGGATATTGATCTTGCAAGTTTATCAAATTATGCAGACAAGAAAGTTACTACAGGTAGGAAGGTAATTCATCAACTTCCTAAGAATAAGTTTGATCGTGCTACGATTGTAAGTATCTTTCCAAAGATGATTCTGGAAATGAAACATACAATCTTTCCTGGTCGATTTGAAATTCCTGCTGCGGATAAGGATGATTTTTCCATCTTAGTGATTGAGTCATCTAGCTATTATAAACCTAGTACGATTGAAAAGATGCCACCAACTGAGATTCAAGTTAATGCTGCTGCGTTAGCTGAATCAATTGTTAATGATTATCTTACAGCAGTTTGGATGAGTTCTAAAGGATCTAGATCACCAGGATTATTTTGGATTCCAGGTGAGTGGACTAAGAAAACAATTCTTGGTTATACTGCTGAAGATGGAACTACTTTTGCTCAGTTACTAGAAAATTCTAGGGCTAGCCAAAAGGTATGGTTCAAATTGTTAGTTGATGCAGCAGATGAACTCTGGGCGCGTTCAGGTGGTAATCCTAAAGCTATTCCTGAAGATAGTAAGATGGGTGCAGAAGTATTAGGTATTGAGAAATCTAAACCGTGGATGCAGAATACGATTGCATCTACATTATCTAATTGTCCATCTTGTGGTTCAATGGTTAATTTGAACTTCCCAGTGTGTCATGTTTGCAAGGCTATCATCAATAAAGAAAAAGCTAAAGAACTTGATTTAGTTTTCTCGGAAAGATAATTTTATGGATCTAGAAGATAATATCTTTGTTGATAAGATGGTTAAGGATGTATTAACTTCCATTGATTCTTTAGTTGATGCTCAAAGAGATTTAGCTTTGCCTAGGAATCATAATGTTCAAGTTCTTGAACTCTGTCATGGAATTATAGTGGAGCAGACTCGAATGATTCATTATCTAAATAAGATATTGGATTCTATTAGATCAAATAAAGTTCCATATAATGTAGTAGAACGTCGTGAAGAAATGATGAAGGATTGAAATGCCATTACCCGTTAAAGCTGGTGACGTATTTAATATGGCTCGTTTCTTCCTGAATGATCAGGTTGAAGCGGTCTATACTGATACAGTCTTAATTGATCCACTCAAAGTTGCATATGAAGATTTACGACTTGAGTGTGAAGATAATAATATTCCCTATACGAATATTACATCTAATGCAATTACAATTCCAGCCGGAACCGTCACTATTGGTGGACCAGATGCACCTGCTCTACCGAACGACTTGGTAGAGATCGTTGAGATGTATGAAAGAATTGCTGGTACGAATAATGACTTCATGTTAATGAGACGAAGGAATTTTCTACCGAAGACCGATTTTCAATATACATATCTTGAAGTCTATACTTGGCAGAAACAAGTTGTTCATTTCATTGGTTCTACTACTGATATTGAAGTCAAGATTGATTACGTTGGAAGTACACTCAATAAAGTGGTTAATGCTAATAGTGAAATATTGATTTACAACGCAATTAGCTTTTTGTGGTTCAGGACGGCTGCGCTAGCAGCTAATTACATTGGTGAGAATAAAACTCGTTCTGATGAACTGAATGCTGAAGCACTTAGATGTTTGGAGACGATGGAGAATATTGGTATTAAGAATCAACAAAGTAATCCAGTTCGTCGTCGTCCTTTCATGTCTACTTATCGTGCGCGTGGTTGGAACTCGGGATTTAGTAGGTAGGTTATTATCCGGCCAATTACGGCTGGTGTTACATACACTGGATAGTAACAAGGAGACACAATGAGTATCAATGGATTTTGGAGAACACTTCAGGAAGAGAATCGAAGAGCTATTTTAACTGATTATGGTCAGATTAATAAGGTTTGGTATCTCTTTCCACAAGGTGGTGGACCTAGAGGATCATTCACTACATTTAGTGATTTGAAAGGTAATTTGTCATCTAGAGATTTGATTTATCTCTCTGGGGTTCTTAGGGAGCAGGCAGTAGCACCAGATGGTGTATTTGATGTAACTATTCTTGGTGCAGCTAATAGACCACGACAAGCTACAAGTTCTGGAACTCCTACAGGTGGTGGTGCTTATTGGACTGCTCCAACTTCACCAACTGCTACTACTCCATTACTTGAACTTAAACGAGCTGGTTGGTCAATTCAAAATATTTGTTTTAATCCAACTACAAGTTCAGCCGCAATTCGTTTAACACGTTCTGCTAGCGTTGATTTGATTGATGCTAGTCATACGTCTATAGATGAATGTTATTTCGTTGGTGGTGGAACTGGTCAGATTGGTATTGAGGATAATGGTGGTTCTGGATTTGTTAGTGTTACAAATAGTAGATTCCTTCTATTGACTGGAACTGGTATTCTTAGTTTGAATACAGCAGCGGCAGTTCCATTACAGTGGGAAATTGTTGGTAATAGATTTGCTCAGAATACAAATGATGTTAAGATGTCATTGTCATATGGTAGAATTACCAATAATGATTTCTTGACTGCTGGTAGCGGTGCAACTAATAAGGTTATTAGTACAACCTTCATTAGCACTCAGGGTGGAAATAACCACATCTTGTTGAATCAGTTCTCCAATACTGAAGCTGAAATTGCACCTGGTAATGGATATACTGGTGCTGCATCAGATACTTGGATGAATTATGTTAATAATCAAGCAGCATTGGCATTTGGTCAGCCTGCATAGTAGTTAACCTATTACGGCTGGATATTCAGTCAACTCAAGTTGAGTATTCAGCCGTATTTTTGGGATTCTAATGTCATTCAGAGATCATGATAACATAACGATCGAAGAGTTCAATGGACTCTGGAAACGAGGCGGAGCTGATTCTACTCCACCAGATCATTTCAGTGATTGTAATAATGTCAAATACATAGAGAGTGGATTTCAGACTCGTGATGGAATCAACGTATTAGTTCCTGGTTATGTTAATGTTCTAAAGGTTTATAACTATCCTAAGATTACAACAGAGTCTCTACTCATCCTAGATACATCTGGTAATATTTATGATAGTGGATTTGGCCTAACTCCAATACTTACAGTAAGTGGAATGACTGATTTTGGTTTGGCAATCTATGCAGGACGAGCCTATATTAGTCCTGCACAAGATTTTCAACTTCAAGGAATACCAAATCAATTTATTTATGTATATCAAGGTGATGGAACTCCAGCTAGAAAAGCAGCAGGTGATCCTCCCATTGATGCAGATGGTGCAATAGCTGCTGCTAATGGTGGAGCTGGTCATGTTGAAGCTGGTATTCATATCTTTGGTGCAGTTTATGAAACTGATACAGGATTTGAAACTCAAATTGGTCCAGATACATTAGCACAAGTTACTGCTACTGGTACTAGTGAAATTGATTTAACGAACATTCCAACAAGTCCAAATAGTTTCGTTACGAAAGTACACATTGTTGCAACTAAAGCAATTGATCCAACTCTATTTACTGGTAATACAAGAGGATACCAGTTTTTCTTTGTTCCTGATGCTATTGTTAATAATGGAACTACTACGTTATCCGTTGACTTCTACGACATCGAATTACTAGCTGATGCATCGCATTTACTTGATTTACTATCTGAGATTCCAGCCGCATTGTCATTAACACTATATCACGGACGGATGATTGCATCTTGTTTTCATCCTGATGAGGAACGATCGCTAGTAAGAGTAAGTTATCCTGGTGAAGTTGAAGCATTTGACGCAGTAACTGGATTGATTCAATTACAAGCTAATAACCAACCAATTACTCGTTGTCGTGAATTACGAGATGTATTGTATATCTTTAAGGATGTTCAGACATTTGCAGTAAATGATAATGGTGATGTTCCCTCATCATGGAATGTAATCACTCTTGATCAAGGATTAGGTGCAACTGTCCATGGAGTTGCTGAAGTTCTAGATACTGGTGGAGTTGATTTAGATTATCTCATCATCACCAATCCTTCTGGTTGTTATTTATTTAATGGCACTTATCAGTTTCCAGAACTATCCTACAAAATAGCAGATTTCTGGACGAGTCTCTCATTTGATGATTTTATCTTTGTGGAGATTTATCAGGACACTCTACTTAAACGATTATACATCATCATGCCAAATCAGCAAGTATTGATGTATGCTGATTATCAGCATGGTCTTGATTCTGAAAAGATTCGTTGGGGACCGTTTACGGCTGATATCACATTCTCATCAATTTGTCTAACACAGTTTAATAAATTGATTATCGGCGCTAAGCAGGCGGCAGTATAATGCCAGCTCCTACAAATATATCATTCTTAACTGCAACTGATC